GCCCCACTCGTCCACCGATTCGTGGATCTGGATCACCTCTATAACCGCGCCTTGAACGCGATCGGCGCCGATATCGGAAACGATCACGAGTTCGTCCTCGAGGACAACGGGTTCGAGGCCGTTCGCGGACTGACTACGCGCTACCTCTTCCCGATCCAGAGGGCGGTCTCCGTTCACAAGAAAGGCGGCGCGAAGATCCTCCTCCAGGGAACGTACACCCACACGCCGATGGGAGGGCAGTCGCCGGTCCCGAATAACTTCTCGATCACGGACTCGTCCTCCTCTTCTCACTCGACCCTGCAAAGTTCCGACGCGGTCGTCCTCGGGGGCGACTCGCCCCTGATGGTCGGGGACGTCGTCGTGACCACTGCCCGAGATCTGGGAGCCCTCGACGAAGGCCTGATCGGTTGCAAGGTCTTGTTAAACATGACGATAAAGATCGGCGACTACTACCTGAAGAGGAACGTCGTCCAGTCGAGCGAACCGGCCGTGAACATCCACCGAACCACCCAGGCGGACCTCGACTACCACGACCTCGTCCAGGACGGCGCGGTGGAGTGGACGACGACGGAGTCGACGTACACGATCGTATGCCCTCACGTCGGGATGGGGAACCCGGAGCCGGACGTCATCCTTCAAGGAGACAACGACGAGATCCAGCGCGTCGCCGGCTTCCATATTAAGATCCGCGACAACGAGAACGAGTTCAAATTCAGACAAACCGCCGGAGACACGAAGGACGGCCTTCACGCCCAGTTCTCTATCGACTGGACTCTGCCCGCCCTACCGGACACGATCGCGGAGCACGTCGGCGCCCTCTTTAAGTGCCAAGTCGAATACAAAAGCCGACTAAACGCCACGATCTCCCCGTCTTCTCACTCCTCGATCTCTAACCAAAACGGATACGTCGGTCGGATCGGGAACTTCCGGATCTTTAACACTGCCGACGCAGGGGAGGCCGACGTGACCTTCGTCGCAGATCACACTAAAAACCGGGCGATCGTGAAGGTCGCCGATACGATCCTCGGGGACGCCTACACTGGGACCGACTCACTCGGAGCCCTACGTCACTGGAATTTTTCCTCCGAACAATGGGTCCGGACGGGATCCTCTGGGCAGACCTGGGGAACAACCGACGACACCGACCCGGGCCTCTTCCTTCATGAACTCCTGGCCCTTCGAGGACTCCAGGAGCGGAAGACCTTCGTCCCCCAGGTATCCGGGACTTTCGTCTTCAATCCGGCCGCGAAATCCTACGACGCCGCCACCGCGGAGGCCCGAGCGGAGAACAAACTCCCAGCCCTCCACCAGTTGATCCGCTACGACGTCGGCGTCGATGGGAGGAAGTACTTCTTCCAGTCGGCCACCTGGACGGCGAAGTCGACCTCCTTCGACTTTGCCGGGTTTATCGTGGACGTCGATCGAAACTTCGTACCAAACACGACGGACGATGACCAGATAAGCGTCCCCGACTTCGGGGGATTCGGAGGCGGTGGACTCGGACCGAATGAAGACGCCACGAACGGCGGAGGATTCGCGAACGATCTCCAGGTGATCAAGGGGGAGATCTCGAGCGGAGGATCTGGGACTGGACTCACGGACGAACAGATCGACAAACTCGACGCGATCACTCTCAACGCCTCGGGCCAGATCTCCGCCCTGACTTCTGACCCTACGCGGGGGGATATTTTGAGCGCCGACCAGATCGACGACTCGACCAGCACCTCGAACAAGTTCGCCACGCCTGCCCAGATCTCCGCGATCGGAAACAACACAACCCAGGTGAACGGCTTAAAAGTCCGGATGACGACGGCCGAGAACGATATCGACGCCCTCGAGATCGACTTCGCGGATCTGGAACTCTCGATCGACCGCCTCCTGGATCTGATCAAAGACACCGGAGGAGATAAGGGGATCTACGCGACGACGACGAAACTCCTCACGAACGCCCGCGTAACGATCGCGGACAAATCGGCCCAGTTGTTCGCCGGATCAAACACCGGCGTATCTGTGACCGAGTCCAGTCCGGGGACGATCCGACTCAATGTTCAGGCCGGCGCGACTGGTTCGGAGGTCGAAGTGACCGCGATCTCCATCGTGGGATCTCCGACTCTTCAAAACGCCTCGATCCTGATCACCCAGCCCGTGACCTTCTCCAGTTCGACGTCTGGGATCACGACGACGAACGTCATCGAGGGGTCGAAACTCTTCCACACGAACGCCCGCGTCGACGCCAGGATCGCGGCGGCCAGCGTGACCGATCTCTCGGACGTGACCAGCGTCGGATCTGGGGAGATCATGACCTCGGCCGAGCGGACCAAACTCGCCGCGATCGAAGCCGGGGCCACGAACTCGACGTCCCTCGCAGACGGAGACCAAACCCTGACCGATAACCGCCTGATCGACTCCGACGGGAACGACCTCGACCTCGATATCGGGACGGCGGAGTTCACGATTAAAAACGGGGCGACCACGATCGCGACCTTCAGCCACCAGGGCGGGATCTCTGGCGAATTTCCCACACTCGCGAAGGCGGACCAGGTACTCGAAGCAGATCGGACGATCTACTTCGACGGAAACGATCTCCTGTTTAAGACGGGAGACGGATCCGGGTCCTCGATCACCGAACTACACTACGACGCATTCGGAGCCCAGGGGACGGGGATCTTCAGGTTCGGCGCCCGGGTCGAGTTCCAGGACGTCGTCGACTTTCGGGGATCCGGTGGGACGACGCAGTCCCAGATCCGACTCCGTGAACCAGTAATGGGGGGGACATCGGCCGTCGTGCTGAAGGGCCCCTCGACGAACCTCTCCTCCGACGTGATCTTCGTCCTCCCTGATTCGGACGGATCCGCCGGGCAGTTCCTCAAGACCGACGGGTCGGGGAACCTTTCCTTCGCGTCGGCCAGTGGGGGAGGATCCGCGAACTCCTACGTCCTCCTTTCGTCTTCGACTCGCGTCCCCCTCTACTGGGGCCAGCGTTACTACTGGGGATCCACTTCCTACGGATGGAACACGGACTCCGCCTTCTCCTACGCGACGACCTCCGCGACGTCCATCGTGGACGATTACGCACACCTCGGAGTGGTCGCCCCGACCGATATCTCCACGCTGAAGATCTTCGCCACATTGCGGAACGACACCTCGAGCGACGACGTCGAGGTCTACGTCTACAAAGGAAGCCGACCGAACGGATCCTCGAGTTCGATCACTCTCACCGAGTTGATCGACGTCTCCGTCTCAATGACTCAAGACCTCCACCACAACGCGGACGGAACGAAGACCTCCGCCGGGATCTCTGCGGGGGATCTGATCTTCGTCGCCTTCCGTCGAACAACCACCACGAACGCGACGCAATACCTGAACGCCTCGTGGACACTACACGCCACCGAATGACCCCACGAAACACACCAGACGCCGAGATCGAGACGACCTTCGTCCCCGAACTACGTCGTCCACTGGATCCACTGCCAGCCGACGCGACACTCTCGGAACTGATCGAGCGCGTGAACCTCCTCTCCCTGATCCTCGACCAGTCCGTCGTCGACCTGATCGGAGACGACGGGCAAACCATCGAAACGCGGACACCATGAAGGAGAACCTCTTGAACGTCGCCCTCGTCGGATGGACCTACCTCACCCTCTCCGAGTGGATCACCTGGGGAGTCGGGATCCTGGGCGGGATCACGCTCGTATGGATGAACATCGAACGAGCCCTCCGGGCACGGAAGGAACGCAAGAACGGCGAATGATGGAGCACGTCTTCCCCTTCCTGATCTGCGCGATCCTCGGCGTGATCGTCCTCGTCGCGGGAGTGATCGACGACCGACGGATCCGACACCGAGAACGCGATCGAGTGGCCGAGTACTTCCAGGAACTCCAGCAAAAGATGAACGAAGACCAAAATCGCAAAAAATGAGACACGTCGACGAGATCGTGATCCACTGCACCGCGACCACTGGAAACGAACGCGGAGACGTCTCCGCCGATGAGGTCCGCCGATGGCACACCAGCCCCCCGAGGAACTGGTCGGATATCGGCTACCACTTCCTGATCCGCCGCGACGGAGCGATCGAAGGAGGTCGTCCCCTGGATCGTCCAGGGGCGCACCTTAAGGGACACAACCAGACCACGATCGGGATCGTGTACACCGGCGGGATCTGCCCCGATGAAGGCGAACCAGCGGACACCAGGACCGACGAACAGAAGGAGACCCTCTTCGAGTTATTGGTCGCCCTGAAGCGCGTCTTCCCCACGATCCGGAAGGTCTCCGGACACCGGGACCACCCGGGCGTCCGGAAGTCCTGCCCATGTTTCGACGTCGACGCCGAGTTCGGGTTCCTCTTCGACTGATGGCAAAAACACGAAGCCCAGAACACGACCTCCAGGCCGCGATCGTCGACCTGATCCGAACCACTGCCCCCGAGATCCTCTTCTCGGGCACGATGGGAGGCGTCCGGCTATCCATGAACCAGGCGAAGAGGGCGAAGGCCGCCGGCTACCTGAAGGGGATCCCGGACCTGATTTTCTACGAGCCCCGGAACGGCTTCCACGGCCTCGCGATCGAACTCAAGACGAAGAGGGGGAAGATCTCCCCGATCCAACGCGAGCGGATCGAGGACTTCAGGATCCGAGGATGGAAGGCGGAGATCGCCTTCGGATACGACGAGACCCTGGCGATCCTCCGGAAGTACTTCGAGGAACTGGCCGAGATCTGACTCACCGAGCCCAGGGACCGAACTCCTGGCCGTCGTCGTCGAACTCGACGAACTGGTGACGATCACGATCCCAGCGAAGGACCACACGACCCAGGGCGCCGACTCCCTTCGGTTTGGTCTTCTGGCAGAAGATCCACGCGGTCCCCTCTTCGATCGGTTGCCCTCCCGCTTCAATCACGAACCCGGCCGGCGGACGATATACGAGGACCATCTGGAACGCCCTCCTGAACCAAGTTTGACCGCCCGCCCATTCGGTGGGCATCGCGGGCCCCTGATATCTTCGGCCGTCTTCGGTCTTTCGGTCCGCGTGGATCTTCCCGATGTGATTCACGACGATATCCAGGCGACCAGAGTCACGACACCGGCGACGGATATCTCGGAGCGCGTTCGCCAGGTACACGTCCTCACGTCCGCCGTACTTCTCGAAGTCGTGGTCGAGATCGTTCCAGGGGTCGAGGATAGTCGCGTCGAACTCCTGGGAGTCGGCGATCGCGTGGAACCGCTCCAACGTGAACGGCTCCTTCCCTACTTCATCCGGGCAGATCACGCGGAAGTGGCGATCGACCCACTGGATCGCCTCGAAGAACTCGTCCTCCGTCATGGCCTGGGGGTTATCGAAGCCGGAGTCCCTCTTCTGGCGGAGATCCTTCCGGACCTTCATCTCGACGAGGTCGCCGATTAAGTCGACGCCGCTCCCTTCCTCTCCCATATACGCCAGGATGCGCCAACCATGACGGGCGGCCGCATTGATCGCGATCTGTTTAACGAAGATGGACTTCCCGTGACCCGGAGCCCCAGCGATGAACAACGGGAACCCGCGGCGGAGCGAGATCACCCGATCGAGTGATCGGAACCCCGTCGGGAGTCCCCGCAGTGAACCAGATCGGCGCACCTTTGCCAGGGCGTCGATCTGGTCCAGTGGTCGGAGGATCTGCATCTTCAGAAGGGCAGATCGTCGAGTGACGTCTTTCCGACCGAAGGGGCCGCAGGGGCCGCAGGAGCGGACGGGGCACTGGAGGCGCCGCACGGCTCGCCCTGATCCAGGAGGAACGCCTTCGCGTTCCCGAGGATAGGCGTCTCGACTCTCTGCTCCCTGGCCTCCTTGCCGAAGTCCTGCTTCACGAGGTAGTCCTTCCCGTACTGGTTGCCGGGAGTATTTACGAGCGTGACGTCGACGTACTTCGCGCCGTTCCGTCCTTCGACGACTTTCGACTGGTCGATCTTCGAGAGGTCGATCGACGCCGAGATGATCTTCGGGATCTTGTTCATGTTGTGTTTTTTGGGGGTTTATTGTGGGCCTCGTTGCCCATGTTTTGCCAGTAGTCATACACGCGGGCCTTCATGTTCTGAAGATCGCGCCACGGGAAGTTCAGGGGATTAAGGACTCCCTCGATCCAGACCGCGAGATCTGGATCCAGTCCGACGGAGGGCGCCCACTTCCGGAGCGTCTCTTCGTACTGCCCGACGTATCCGTCCGGGCCTCTTTTGTGTTTCTTGTTCATGTGTTCGGCGGCCAGATATCGAGGGCGATCTGTTGGATGGATTCGACGGCGAACTTCACGTCGACGTCGTGGACCTCCAGGAGGCGGTCGACCTGCTTCCTGGCGTGGAGGACGCTCGAGTGATCCCGGTCGATGAACGCCCCGATCTCCTGAAGAGTCAACCCGGAACACTCCGCCAGGAACCAGGCGAAGACGTGACGAGTGACGACCAGGGAACGAATCCGAGACGGGCCGCAGATGGCCGCGGCCGTCGTCCCCATCGCGGACGAGTACTCGACCAGGAGACGGGGGAGGAGGTCGATCCGGCGACTGATCCGGACGGCGAGGGGCCAGCGTCGGGGATCGGCGTCTTCCTCGAGATATTGTTCGCGGGCGGCTCGTTTCATGTGTGAACGGACCAGCCGGCGAAACCGGTCGAGATCCATCCGATGACCGCAGGAGGGGCACTTCATGGGCGGGAATTTTTTGTTGACAAGGGCTCCCAATGTAGGCCCAGATCTCGGGGATTTATGCACTTGATTTATCAACACAAAGACGTGAATAACTTCCACCCCCTCGAACTCTTGACACGACGAACGAACGCCTGGACCTTCGCTCCCCCTTCGTCTGCGGGACATCGCCGGACGGACCGCCTCGGGCGAGTCCGCTCCGGTTCATGATCACGCCCAAATTCTGCCCACTTGCCACGCATCCGGAAACATGACCGACGCCGTCCCTGGAAGGTCCCGAAGACCAGGGGGAAGAACTCACCCTCCGATGGGGTCCGCCGCTTCCGATCTGACGGGTCGGCCTCCCTGGGATGGGAGGGCCGCCCGTCCGGATCTGACCTCGACCCACGACTGAAGACGCGCGACTGGCAGAAGGCCCGGAAGGTGATCCTCGCGAACTCTCCCCTCTGCCAGATCTGCGAGGGGGCCGGACAAACCACACCAGCGACCGAGGTCGACCATATCGTCCCCCGACGGAAGGATCCGGATCGCTTCACTGATCCGTCCAACCTCTGGGGACTTTGCCGATCCTGCCACCAGACGAAGACACAACTCGAACGGCGGGGCGTGGATCTGGACGATCGCGACCGGTGGACGATCGCCGTCCTCCTCAAGTCCGGCCGTATCTCGCCGCGAGACGTTGCCGGGGGTATGGGGGGCCAAAATCCTAACAACACAACAGAAGACCATGACGCGGTGGAGGGTCGCGTGAACTCGTGACGTTTTTCGGGGGGGGGAGTTCCCCCTCCCCTGCCCTCTCGTCGAACGACGGGCGAGCGTCCCGACCTTCCACGCATGGATCCGAAGACCGACGCGCGACTTCGCGCCCTCTCCGCACTCGAAGCCGGACGCCAGGAGGCGATCCGCGAAGAGGAGACGCATCCACAAGAGACCCACCAGATCCGGAAGGGGGAGATCCGCCCGATCGCGGACCTGACACCAGCGGCCCGGGAGTACTTCGACGCGATCGCCGACTTCCTGGACTCGAAGGGACTCCTCGAAGTCGTCGACGTCCTGGCGTTGACGATGCTCGCGAAAAATATCACCCTCTGGATCGACATCTCGAACCAGATCACCGGACCGGAGGACGTGATCCAGGTCTTCGAGAACGGGTCCTCCAATATATCCGGCCTCCAGACCGCGAAGGATCGGATCGAGGCGTCCGTCCTCAAACTCTGCGCCCGCCTGGGACTCTCTCCCCTGGATCGGGCGAAACTCTTCGGAGCGGCTACGGCGGCCGCGTCCGCAAACTCTAACCGAAACAATGGCGACGACCTCGACCAGTTCCTCGGGTGATCTCAATCTCCAGGGATGGAAGACGTACGCCGAGGACGTCCTCGCCGATCGTGTGATCGTCGGCGAGTACGTTCGGAAGCACGTCGAGACGTTCGTCGACGAGATCCTGGACGACTCCCTGCGGTGGATCTTCGACGTCCAGGAGGCGACCCGGTTCCTCGAGTTTATCCAGACGTTCACCACTCACACCCGGGGCGAGTGGGCGGGGCGTCCCTTCATCCTCTCCGACTGGCAGGCCTACCTCGTCGCGAACCTCTTCGGATGGAAGGAGCGCGGGAGCGATCTCCGACGCTACCGGACCGCCGCCCTCTTCGTGGCCCGGAAGTCCGGGAAGACCCAACTCGCCGCCGCGATCGCCGTCGCGATGGCCGTCCTCGACGACGACGCCGCCGGGGAGTACGTCTTCGCCGCCACCAAAAGAGACCAGGCCCGGATCGGGTTCGACGAGGTCCGCCGCATGATCCAGGCGAACCCCTCCCTCCGCCGTCGGTTCGAGGTCCGTCGTCACGACATCCAGGGACCGCGCGACTCGACGATGAAGCCCCTCGCCAGTGACTCTAATCGACTGGACGGCCTCTCGTTGAACCTGGGCGTCGTGGATGAACTCCACGGAATGCGAGACGGCGATCTCCTTCGAGTGATCAAGTCGAGCCAGGGATCCAGGCGGAACGGCCTCACCCTCGCGATCACGACGGCCGGGTTCATAACCGACGGACCAGCGGCCCAGATCATGAAGACGGGGAAGGACGTCCTCGACGGGATCAAAGACGACGATCGGACTCTCTGCCTGATATACCAGATCGACGAGGGCGACGACTGGAAGGATCCCGAGATCTGGATCAAAGCGAACCCCGGCCTCGGGACCTCGATCTCCGAGGAGTACCTCCGGAGTCAGTGCAAACAAGCGCAAAACCACGGCGGCCGCGCCGTCGTCGAGTTCCAGACCAAACACGCGAACCAGTTCGTCGCCAGTTCCTCCGAGTGGATCGGGCGGGACGTCTGGAGATCGTGCAGATCTGACTCCGATCCCGAACCAGGGGCGGAGGTCTTCCTCGGCCTGGACCTCGCCAGCGTCTCCGACTTCACGGCCTGCGCCCTGATCTTCCCGATCGGGGCGGAGGAGTTCCTCCTTCGCGTTCACTACTTCCTCCCGGAGCGGGCGATCGAACGCAAACTCGAGGCGGACGAGTCCTCGATATACGCCACATTCGCGGACCAGCCGAACGTCCATATAACGCCGGGAAACGTCACGGACTTCGACTTCGTCCGGAACTGGATCACCGGCCACAAAATCACCGAGGACGGCCGCGTGATCTACGAGGACGCCCTCGCGACGAAGTACACGATCCGCGCCCTGGCGTTCGACCGATACAACTCCTCCCAACTGATCACCGACCTAACGAACGACGGGATCGACTGCGCCCCGTTCGGGATGGGGTTCGTCTCCCAGTCCGCCCCGACGAAGAACCTCGAACGCCTGATCCTCGGGAACATGATCCACCACGACGGGGACGCCGTCACCGAGTGGATGTTCGGGAACGTCGCCCTCCAATACGACCCCGCGGGGAACGTCAAGATAACGAAGTCCAGATCCGGGAAGGTCGACGGAGTCGTGGCCGCGGTGATGGCCCTCGGCGAGTGGATGACCTTCGACGCCGGAACAAACGAACCCCTCCCCGACGATCTGATCCGCCTCCTATGATGACCGAGAAGGAACGCCTCGACCTCGCCCGGAGGATCTACACCCGGGAGGGCTTCCTCCAGGAGTTCCTCGACCGCCTCGGGGACGGCCGAACGGCGTCGTCCATATACTACGAACTCGAGGAGGATCACGACGACCTCTTCGGGGAGTTCAAGTTCCCCACCTTGAACGCCTTCAGCGTGTGGAGATCCAAGCGCCGAAGATCGAGATCCTGATATTTTGGGCCCTGGTGTATTGTGTTTCCAACATTTTGTGTATATTGCGACATGAAACAAACACAAACACCCCCCGCCGTTATGACGCAACTCGCTGAAATTCAAGCATTTACGACCCCAGAACAGGGATATCTGTTGGACCAGGAGACCCTCGCCTGGATCGAGAAACTCCAGAAACGCCCCCACGTCCTCGTCGAACTCGACTGGGTTTGGAAGGCAAAGGATCTGAAAATGGACTGCGTCTTCGCTCCGACGCAGGTCCGCGTCCTCCTCCAGGGCCTCGCCGAGATCGTGGCCGAGAAGCAGGTCCGCGGATGGAAGAACGACCTCCTCGGGATCCGCGATATCTTGGGCCGCGGAGTCCAGTCCACGAAGGAGGAGATCCTCGGGATCCCCGTCGCCGAGATCGAGGCCGACGCCCGGGAGGTGATGCCCTTCAAGCAAAAGACCCAGACGATCGAAGAGACGCTCGAGCCCCTGAAGGAGGAGTTCGTCCGCCAGCACGTCGCCGAAACTCGCGAGAAAATCGAGGATTGCCGGAAGCGCGTCCGCGCCGGCCACGAAGCCGAGGATAACTTCGCCCTCGCCCTCTCGAAGATCCCCGCCTTTGCAAAGCACACCCACCCCGCCCACGGAGCGCCCGAAGATCCCGCAGATCACAAACCCGGAGACGTTCGCCTCCGCCTCTACGGCCGCGATCTTCAGTACTTCCTGCGCGATCTGATCCGCACCGAGGAGGCCGCGGCGAACTACGGCCACCTTTTCCGGATGTACGTCCCCGTGAAGGAAAGCGCCCGGAAGGCCGCCGGCTTCCTCGATCGTTGCGGCGCATGGCATGGGGAACCCGAAGAGGGGCGCCTCGAGAAGATGGCCCTCCGCGCGTGGATCGGTCGCCTGGAAACTCTCCAGAAGGCGATCGTCCGGAAGGGACTCGACGGATCGACGGCTCGCGTGATCTACTTCCAGCAGGACGGCCGCGACTACGTCCTCGAGATCCGAGACGACCAGGGCCGCCAGTGCCACGCCCGGACGATCCTCGCCGGTGGCCCCCAGGTTCGCCTCCACCTCCGGTTCATCTGCACCTGATCACCTCCCACTGAATGAAAACACGCCCCCGGGATCGGCCCGGGGGCTATAACCGAAACACCTCAAAAGATGAAGACGAATATCACTCTCACCTGGTGGGAATCACACGAGCCCGGGATCCACTACGCGCACCACGACGGCCGCGTGATCCTCCTCCGCGGCTTCCCACGTCCGACGAAGTACTCCCGCGAGTTCGAGATCCACGACGGCCGCGGCCGCATCGGCCTGATCCAGGGCCTCCAGGCCGCGAAGGACTACGCCGTCCGTCACCTCGAGACGACTCGCTGATCGCAAACACGACCCAGGGGGCGAAAAGTCGCCCGGCCGCTCCGGTGGTTGTTTCTTGTTTCATGCGTCCGGCCAGTGGCCCCGGACCGGGGAGGCCCTTCGGGGCCTCTCTTCGCGTTTACATTATACCCATGAACTACCACCTCGCCGCGGGGATGGATCTACTCCACCGCATAACCCACCGAACGGACGCCTCGATGTTCATCCTCTGGTCGAACGAATACCTCGAGGATCGGGCCGATACGATCACCCGATCCGATCGGAAGGTGATCGAGAAGGCGAACCAACTCCTCCACGCCCTGGTGATGGACTCCGACCAACTGGAGAACGCCCTCGGATCTGAAGCGGCGGCCCATACGGCCGCCCGCCGCGTGAACGTCCACCAGGAGATCGAACTCCGAGAACTTCGCGAACGGGTCGAAGTTTTGCAAAGAAAGAACGACGACCTCCGGGCGTGGTTACATTCGGGGGAAATGCGAATACATGGCGAAGATCTGGACGACTAAAGACGACGCCCGCGTGAACGAATACGCCGAGATACTCTTCGACGAGGTCCTCGAAGATTCGGATAACGCGGCGATATGGTTCAACGCAAACCCAGACGGCGAGATCGCGATCTTCGTCGCCAGGGATACCGATCTGAAGCGGTCCGTCCTGGTCTCTGCCCTGGCCGAAGTCATGGACCAGGATCCCGAGTTCCTGAAGGATCTCGCGACCGCCGTCGCCCTCTCCGTCGCCCGTCTGAACGACGACGGGTTCGGCCTAACTTGGGACGAAATCTTCGACCCATGAGCAAACTAAAACCAGCCGAACGGGAACGCCTGGCCCAGATCTTCCAGGATCACGGACTCGCCCCCGAGGACGTCTTCGTCTCGAATCATTTCACGATCGTAACCAGGACCGGGATCGAGAAGATCCAGGCGGTGAAGGGGATCGAGGTCGAGTTCATCGTCGAGTCCCTGGATCCCGAGTTCGTCGTGATCCGAGCAGTCGGAACGATGGAGGACGAGACCCACGGGATCACCCACCGCGTCGAGACCTTCGGATCTGCCACCAAACAAAACAACCGGAACCCCTACGCCGTCGAGATGGCCGAGAAGAGGGCCCTCTCTCGTTGCGTCCTGAAACTGGTCGGACTCTACCGCGAGAAGGACGTGATCGGGGAAGATGAACGTCCGCAGGAGTGAACCAGATCCGGGACTGGGACGACGTCTTCGACGGGATCCCTATCCAGGACCAGATCCGCCGCCGGAAGAGGATCGCCTTCCACATTGGGGAGTCGACACTCTCCAGGGATGACCGGGAGGATCTGATCGACGACCTCCTGGACGAGTCGATCGAGTTCACGATCGACGACCTGGACGCGATGGAGGTCGCGGCCAGGATGAACCGACGGCGCCCCGTCGATAACTACGCGCCCACCCAGAAGGAGATCTCCGCCTGGATCCGGTCCTTCTGCGACTTGTGACTTTGAAACATTGCCGGCGAAGTTTTGCCAGACCTTCGGGATCATGGACTGGATACTGAACAACTGGGCCGAGATCGCCCTCGCCCTTCTGGCCTTCGCCGACGTCCTCGTCTCTTTAAACCCCAAGTGGGGAGGCGAGAAACTCGGATATCTCCGCGCCGTCGTGACTGCACTCGCGGCCACCGCCGCCGCCTCCAAAATCAAAGGAGGCCCGAAGGAGTGAAGCCGATCCGGGAGACGGCCCTCGGCTCCTGGATCGCCCGGAAGACGCCGGGACTCCTGGATGAAGTCGGGGATCTCCTTCCTGATCGGGGAGCCCTGGGCGTGATCCGTCGCGTCCTGATCGCCTCCGGCAAACTTTCGGAGGAGGATCGCCAGGAACTCGATCGACTGATCGACGCGGAGATCTCCTTCTCCGCTGAAGTGACGAAGCGATGGGAGGCCGACCTGAAGGCGGACTCCCCACTGGCGAAGGTGATCCGACCCCTCGCCCTGATCGTGACCCTCTTCCTCTTTTTTGTGATCCTGATCTTCGACTCCATCGACGGGATCGGCTTCCACGTCTCGGACGCCTTCGCGCGTCTTTTGGAGACCCTCACCCTCACGATCTGCGGGGCCTACTTTGCCGGGCGAACTCTCGAGAAGTCGATCCGCAGATGAAGATCCCGAGACCCACGGCGCCCACCAGTCGCAAACCCTACCGGATCAAAGGACCGGCGCGGATCCTGATCGTCTCGGATATCCACGTCCCTTTCCACGATCCGGACGCGATCGAGGCCTCGATCGACTTCGCTCAATCGAAGGGGGAGATCTCTCACCTGATCGTGAACGGGGACCTACTGGACGCCTATCACCTTTCGACCTTCGAGAAGGATCCGAAGGTTCGCCGACTCTCGGAAGAGATCGACCAGGCGATCCAGATCCTCCAGGTCTACGCCCATGAACTGCCCGGCGTGAAGATCGTCTTCAAACTCGGGAACCACGAGGCCCGGTTCGATCGCTACCTACGGACGAACGCGCCGGCCCTCGCCGATCTGCCCGAGATCTCCCTCGAGGAGATCTTCAGGAGTCGGATCCAGGAGGTCGACGTCGTCGAGGAGTGGAGGAACATCGTCGCCGGTCGTCTCCTGATCAATCACGGCCACGAGGTCGGACGAGGATCTGGAGGCCAGCACCCCGCGAAGTGGCTCGTCACGAAGACGGGGACCTCTGCGATCTGCGGCCACTTCCACCGGACCGACTCCTGGACCAGTCGCGACGCCCTGGGGAGAACCCTCCAGGGATGGACGACGGGCGCCCTCTGCCAACTTTCCCCCGACTACCTTCCCCGGAACCAGTGGAACCACGGCGCCGCCTTCGTGGATCTTCTGCCTGGTGGATCCTTTCGCGTCACCAACCAGATCTTCCACACATGACCGAACCAGAAGACGACGAGCCCACTCCCTGCGACAACTGCGGAGGCGACGGCGAGGTCGGCCCGTATGGTTGGGAGTTCCCGGAGTGGGAAACCTGCCCCGACTGCCGAGGATCTGGACTCGAACGAGATCACCCCGACCCGGACGAGAAGTTCGACCGCCTACGCGAAGACGGCCTCGTTTGACCTTTCTCGGAGACAACTCCACGCGAGGACGGCGGGGCGACTTTTGCGTTCATGGCATGGATCGACCGAGTCCGGACTCTCTTCACCCCTTCAACTGAACCCGATCCCGAGCGCCGAGGATACGGGGAAGATCTGGCGACGTCAAGGTTCGCCCAGGTCTTCGGAAACTCCGACGGCCCCGGGGGCATCTCCCCGAAGTCGGCCCTCGAGGTCTCCGTCGTCTCCGCTTGCATCCAGAAGATCGCCCAGACGATCGCGTCCCTGGACGTGGACGTTTACCGCGTGGACGGCGAAAAACAGGAACGTATCGAACACCCACTCCGGCGCCTTATTCGTCGGAGTCCTTTCGTCGGCCTGACCGCCTTCGACTTCTGGGAGCGCGTCGTCTCCGACTCCTATCTCTACGGCCGCGCCTTCGTCCTGATCCACCGGGACGGATCCGGCCAGGTCGAGGGGCTCGAACCACTCGACCCGGCCCTGATTAAAGACGCAGAACTTCCCGACGGCCGCGCCGCATATATGAACACGGATACGTCCGACGTCTACCTGGAGGAGGAGGTCTTCGTCGCGAAGGCCTTCCGATCTCACTCTCCGATCGACGCCCACCGCCGCGCGATCGGTCTCATGAAGTCCGCCGAGGCGTACGCCTCCTCGTTCTTCTCTTCTGGCGGAAACGTCTCCGGGATCCTGAAGACGGCGCACACCCTCACCGACGAGCAGTTCGAGCGACTCCGGAACTCCTGGCACTCCAGGAACCACGGACCGAGCGGCGCCCACCGGACCGCAATCCTCGAGAACGGCGTCGAGTTCGAGCGCGTGGGAACGAACCCCGACTCCGCCCAACTCCAACAGGCGCGGAAGATGCAAGCCGAACAGATCGCCCTCGCGATGGGAGTCCCCCCCGCCCTCCTGGGACTGGATACTGGCGTGACCTACTCGAACACCGAAGAACAGGGGAAGCACTTCGCGACGTTCACGATCGGCCCACTGGTTCGTCGACTCGAGCAGGAGGCCGGCGTGAAGTTCCTCACCGAGTCCGACCAGGACGACGTCGAGATCCGGTTCCAAATGTCGACCCTACTCCGTCCAAATGTGAAGGACGCGGGGGAATACTATACTCGCCTGATCCAGGCCGGCGTCGTCTCAATAAACGAGGCCCGGGAACGTCTGGAGAACTTGAACCCCATCGAAGGCGGCGACGTCCATCTGGTCGCCGTCAACCTGGCCCCGCTCGATGCAATGAACACCGAGCCGGATCCAGATCCCGATCCCGTCGAACCCGATCCCGTCGATCCTGAAGAGGACGACCAGGATCCAGATCCCGCGATCGTTGACTGACTACCCGACAAAAGGCGAGGACCAGAAGATCGTCCTCTCGAACTCCAACTTCTCCCAGTTCGACCGCGACTTCGCGGAACGACTGAAGGAGGAAGACCCGGAGATCTGGAAGGCGGGCGGCAATATCCGCGGGAACGAGGCCTTCGCCCTATGGGGAAGGGCTCGATCTGGCGATGAAGCGAACGCCGTCACGTCCTGGATTAAGGAGCGGGAGGCCTGGGCCGCCCGTCACCTGAAGGACGGCGGCCAGTTCCCAGGCGACGATCCGACTCTTTCCAACGTCGCGGGGATCGTGGCCGCGATTAAGTGGGGCGTCATCCTTCAGATCGGCGAGTCGACTATGAAGTCCACGATCCAGAAACTCCGCGCAAAGATGAACGAACGAAACCTCGACACGACCACAACCACGGAAGCGCGTCACCTGATCGCAGTCGAAGAGACCGCGGAGGGCTACGTCCTCACATTTGCAAAAGCACAAAACGAAGACCAGGACGACGACCAGGACGACGGCGGCAGTGGAGGCGGTGGGGGAGATACTGGCCTCGGAGACGGGACCAGCGTCGAACCGACCGGCGGATCTGACTCCCCGACCATCGGAGATACGGGGAATATGACGATCCAACCAGTGAAGAACCCAAAAGACCCGGGACTGACAAAAGACGAAGACCAGGATCACGAGATCCGGGACGAAGTCGAGGAGCACAAACACGAAACGATGAACCAGATCGAACGCCGATATCTCACACCGGACACGAAGACGATTGAGATCCGATACCACGAAGACGACGAGGAACACCGCGTCGAAGGATACGCCGCTGTTTTTAACTCACCGACAACGATCCAGGGACGGACGGGCGCCTTCCGCGAGCAGATCGCGAGGTCTGCCTTCGAGGGCCGTCTCGACGATCCAGTCGTGGCCCTCTTCAATCACGACCAACTCCGGCCCCTCTCGAAAGTGGGCGCCGGCCTGGAACTCTCCGTCGACGACTACGGCCTCCGCTACTCCTTCCCTATCCCCGACACGACCACAGGGCGCGACCTGGTGGAACTGATGAAGAGGGGAGTCGTTAGGGAGGCCTCGTTCGCGTTCACGATCGCCCCAGGCGGGGAGTCGTGGACACGAAGCGAAGGCGACGAGATGGAGACCCGGACGATCTCGAAGGTCGGCCGCCTGATCGACGTCTCCGTCGTAACCCTGGGCGCCTACTCTGACGCCTCGGCCGCCCTGCGCCAATTTGAGGCCGCAGGAGCGGACGATCTGCCTCTGGAGGTCCTGACCCACCAAGAGCAACGAGAAAACACCGCAGAAGGCCCTAAAACGGCCAACCGCGACCACATACAAAAACAACGCGACCGGATCCGCCGGGCGCAAATTTTCAAAACCCTTCAAAAATGAAGACCCCCCAACAACTAAAGGAGGCCCGAGCGGAGCGCGTCGACGCCCTCGACTCCATGATGAAGGCCGCCGAGGCCGAAGGTCGCGATAACACGACCGAGGAAACACAACGCGCCGACGATCTCGTGAAGGAGATCGAAGACCTCGACCAGCAGATCGAACGCGCCGAGAAGATCCAGGAGACCCTGAAGCGGAACGCGATCCCCGTCACTCACGGGGCCAGCACTTCCGAAGCCCGCGAACTCACTCGCGCCGCGAAGGACTACTCCCTGACGAAGGCGATCAACGAGACGGCAAATAACCGCCTCCGAGGTCTCGAACGCGAAATGCAAGAGGAAGCGATCCGCGAGTTCCGCGAGGCCGGAATCTCACCCTCCGGGACCCTCCAGATCCCGATCGCCCTCATGGAAGCCCGCGCGATCTCGACGACGATCTCCGGATCGACCAACGTCACCGGCGAAGTCACTCAACCAGTGATGCAGGGCCTCGTTCCCGACTCAATCCTGGAACGCGCCGGCGCGAACCGGATCACCGGAGTAGCTGGTGACGTCCTTCTCCCTTCGTTGCCTTCAAACGCGACCGGGATCGCGAACGAAACGTCCGCCCTCGCCGACTCTGACGCGATGGCCGGCGTCAAGATCTCCCCGGTGAAGATGGCCTCGAGGATCGATATCTCCCAACAAGCGCTCGCAATGTCCGCCGGATCGTTCGACGCAGTAGTGGCCCAGCAGTTCCGCCGCCACTCCGGCGCACTCATCGACCAGCAGTTCGTCGAGAACGTGATCGCAGACGAGGCGATTACCTACATGGAGCGGAAGGAAACCGCCGCCGCCGCGATCGGGGATATCACCTTCCAGAACGTGAACGGGCTCGTCGCAAAGGTCGGGGACGCGAACGGCATCTCCGCCGACTCCGTCTTCCTCGGATCTTTCGCCTCGATGGCCTCCGCCCGCGTGACTGAAGCGGTGACGAACTCCGGCGCCGGGATCCTCCAGGGCGACCAGATGATGGGTTACGGGGCGTTCGCCTCGAGCGTGATCAATAAGGACCGCCTCACCGCCGCGGATTATAACACATACGGCGAAGTTTACGCCGGAACGGCCGCTTCGACGGCGATCACGAACTCCGGCGCCGCCGAGCCCTTCCTCTTCGCGAACATGGCCGACACTTACGTCTGCTATTGGGGCGGTGCGGATCTCATCGTGGACCAGTTCACCAGCGCCCACCTCGGCGTTACTCGTTTGATCATGAACGTATATGCGAACGCGAAGACCGGCCACGCGGCCAGTGCGGCGTACTTCGTTAACGTCCCGGTCTAACCTGACCACCGGAAACGGGGGGAGGTGACTCTCTACCTCCCCCCCGCTTCCACTACCTGGGACCGCTTCCGCGGTCGGGATCTCGCCAACCAGGAACGGCGACTCCGTCGGGTTCGACCCCCGAGATCCCACAAAAGACAAACCCGACCCGATGGCCTACCGAATAGATAAGACGATGGAGATCGCGGACCCCTTCGCACTGATGGGAGGCGAGAACGTGATCGAGGAACACCTTCGCGTGGATATCCCCGCCAGCGCGGACCCCATGCCCGCGGATCGTTCGTACCTGATCCAACTCACGGAGACGGCGATCCGTCACGTCTCGGATCTGACGGGCCGGAACCCGGTCGGGGCGACCTACCGCGTCCACGTCCCGGTGATCCCGCTCCGGCTCGAGTTACCCTTCCGGGCGTCCCAGATCTCCGCGGTGGAATACCTGAAGGACGGGGAGACGACCTATACCTCCCTGAACCTCTCCGACTTCGGGATCCACGGGGAGACGGCTCCCGCCGTCCTCTTCTCCCGGGACTCGATATCTGAACCAGGAGACACCGACACCGATCACCCCTTCCCCTTCCGCTTCACGATCCAGGGCCTCGCCGATCGTGAACGGGAGACCGATCCAGTCGACGCAATCGAAGACGACCCAGAAACGCCAGGAGTCGACGAGTCGGCTCCGGCCGTCGCCGCGGTGGACCAACTTCCGCGGGCGTTCGTCCAGGCCTGCCTGATCTACCTCTCCCACCTCTACGAGAACCGCCAGGCGGTCGTCCAGGGGGCGAAGCCCTACGCCGTCCCCCTCGCCTTCGATCACCTCGTCGCCCAACTTCGCCGGATCCGATGAACGCGGGACGCCTCGACACTCGGATAACTCTCCAAGAGCCGACCACATCGCGGGACGACTTCGGCCAGTCGACGCAAACCTTCGCCGGCGTCGCGTCCGTCTGGGCCCAGCGCCGCGATATCTCGGCAAAGGAGACGACGGAGTCCGACCAGCGCGTCGCGTCCACGCGGACCGAGTGGACGATCCGGTGGAGGTCGGACGTCCGGGAGACCTGGCGCGTCGTCCTGAAGACCGGACGGACGGACACCTGGGAGATCGTGGGGATCTTGGAACTGGGAAGACGTGAAGGTCTTCGCCTGATCTGCGAACGAACCGATCTATCTCCGTGATCGTCTCCGGCTTCATCGACCCCAGGGAGAACCGGCTCCTCCGGAGGACCCTCTTCGGGATGGACGACCGGATCCTCGAACGGCGTCTTCTCTCTCGGATCATACGCCGCGCCTTCCGTCCTGCGTTCAACACGATGCGAGGCCTGGCCGGCCAGTCCAAAAAATCCGGACGGCTCCAGAAGTCGATCGTCACGACGACGATCTTCAACGGGAAGAGTTCGACGGAAGTCA